TACTCATCATGTAGTTTAGATTGTGCGAAATCTGGTTGGGGACCTTGTTGACCATTCAAATTTGAGAGAATAGATCCGTTGGCAGTGAAAGAATTTAAAATTGACATAGTTGTTATTTTGTTATAAATATTAAAAATTATTGTAATTTATAAGATCCTACTGATAAAGCGGTTCCTACTTTTGTGCTGTCTAACATAACCGTGCCTTCTTTAGTTAAAATAGCATTTAGTGTAGCATTCATTTGATCTAATTTTTCTGCTAAGATAGCATTATCACTATCTTTAGGGGTAGCTTCTTCACCTCCTTCTTCATCTCCTCCGAAAATTGAGGATATACCTGTTGCTACAGTGCCTAAACCTGCTAAACCAGCCATTACAGGGAGAGCAGCTATACCTGCTAATGCCATAGCCCCTAATCCTCCTGCAATTGAAAATAAAGAGGCAGCAACTAACATTAACCCAGGGGCTAACCCAGCAAATACAGCTAAACTAGTTACTACTCCTGTAGAATCTGCCCCATTTAACATTTGAAATGATGCTGCTAAAGGTAACATGGCTAATCCTAATGCTCCTATTGCTACAGATCCTGCTATTATAAGAGGGGCAATTAATCCTAACCCAGCTGCTGCTAGTGCTAGTAAAGGTAATGCTATTGAAAATGCTATAAGAGCATTTGTATCTAATCCTTCTAGTAAGCTGAAGGCAAATGCTGCAGGAACTAAAGCTAATCCCATAACTAATAAGGCAGCAGCCCCTTGCATTACTTGAGAACCTAATTTTCCAATCAAAGCAGCAGTAGCACCAAATATAGCTAAAGCTCCTGAAAATGCTATCATCTGTGCAGGGTCTACATCTTCAACCATTTTCATAGCTAAAGCAAATGAACCTCCTAAAATAACACCTACAATACCTAATGCTAAACCACCTTTTATTACATTTGCTGCTTGTTTACCTATAGAAGCTAGACCATCTCCTAATCCTTTAAGAAATCCTTTTACTCCTTTACCTTGACCTCCTTTAACACCTTTTGTACTATCAGCTGCTTTTTTTACTTTATCTCCCTCTCCTCCCATTAATCCTTTTGCTGCTCCCTTTATACCCCCTAACATCCCCCCTCCTTCTTTACCTCCTGCAAATCCTTTTGCTAGATTTTTTGCTATATCTTTAGTAGTACTAAGAGTATCTTTCATCTCTTTACCAAATGAAATAAGACCGCCTAACATCTTTACTGTTATTATAGTTCCTACAGCAGCCATAGTAGTATAAAGTACAGCACTATTAGAAAGAAGAGATGCAAAAATACCAAGAGCAGGAGCAAGAGCTGCTGTCATTTTTTCAATTGCTTTTGAAATTTGTTCTTGGGTTCCTAATCGTTTTGCTTCTTCAACACTAATACCTGCTGCAGCTGCTCGTTGTTCATCCGTTAAGTTTTTATTTTTTTCACTTAACAAAATCATCTTAGCAACATCATCTTTAGACATTCCTAAAGATTTAGCAATGGCTTCTTGTTGGATTCTGTTTCCTGAGGAGAATGCTGCTTGAATTTCAGTATTATTAGCTATTTCTTCTGTCAAAGTAGCCATATCATTATTTAAAGCAGCCATTCGGGCTTTTTCTAAATTGATTTGTTTACCTGTTAAAAGTTCAGCTTCCATTTCAGCTTCAATAGAAGATTGAAAATTAAGTAAACTATCAGCAATTCCTTCAGCTTTAGCAAGGTTGATACCTAAAGCAGCAGCCCCTGCAGCTGCTTTTATAAGACCCTCTTGACCTCCTTTTATACTCATAGATAAAGCATTTGAAGCTTTACCTGCATCTGACATAACTGCCTTTAGGTTTACAGCTCCTTTACCCTGATTTGCAAAATCTTGTACTATACCCTCAGCTTGTGTTCCTGCTTTTCCTAAATCATCCCCAAATACCTCAGCTCTTAAAGCCATGTTAGCTGTTTCTTCAGCACCTAACCCAAGTAATGTAGTAAGTTCAGTAGCGGCTGTAATGGTATTGGAACTAAAAGTTGCTGCAACATTCATACCGGTTTCTTTTGTAAGAGAACCAATAGTTTTAGCGGCATCAATAGATGATACCATACTATCATTAAAGGTACCAGCTGAATTGGTCATTTTACTTAAGGTTACAGCTGATACCCCAGTTTCTTGTCTTATTTCTCTTGCACTTTTTTCATATTCACTATATGATTTAGCAATACCCGCTATAATAACTGTAGGGTCTGTTATAGTTTCTACTAAACCCTTACCAGCTGATTTAATTCCAGCCATAAGGACTCTGGTTCTACCAAAATTTTGGTTTAATCTAGCAACTTCATCAGCTGCATTTCCCATATCTTGAGCAACTTGATCTAATTTAAAAGCCTTAGCAAAGGATCCTAAACTGCTTTCAATCCCTTTTAAAATTTGCCCACTAACTCCTAAAGCTTTATTGGATTTTTCTCTAAGAGAAATTTCTTCTTCAATTTGATTTAATGTTTCTTGTTCTGCATCAAATTCTGCTGCTTGACCTTGTAGTAAAGAAGATTGAGCTTCATTAATTGCACCGGATGCTTCTAATCTTTGAGCTGCTTTTTTTAATTGTTCCCCTGATAGCTGGTTGAGGTTTTTTTCAAGCTTATTTAATTCTTTGTTTTGGGCTAAAGAAATAGCACGCGTTTTAATTTCTCTTACTATTTCTTGAGATTTAGCTCTAGTGTCTTTAAGTTGTTTATCTGTTAATCGGCTTATTCCTTCTTCTTGGTTTTGAAGTTTTATTAATTGGGCATCTAACTGTTTATATAATCCTTGAGCTTCTTTAGCAGGGTTTGAAAAAGTACCTAATTCTTTAGCATTAGCACGAATTCTTTCTCTCATACTTCCAAAAACTCCTTCTAGTTCTTGTGCAGCTTTTAATGCTTCTTTAGTTTCATCAGCTATGCTCATGTTAATAAATATTAAGGGGATACGAAATTGTATCCCCTTTAATTTTAATATGTTGCCCGTTTAGGTTTTGATTCTTTACTTGAAGATGATGGTTTTTTTACAATACCACTTCTATCTATCACAGTGCTGCCCTTGGAATTCGATTTATCATAAGCCTCCTTTTCTTTTTGATAATGTTCATTAATCTGTTGAAAAGTAAAATTTCTTAACCATATAGGCATATTATATACTGTATAATAATCATACCCACCCTTACCATAAAAAATTATTTCATGAATATGAGAAAATAATTGTTTTCTATAATTAGAGGTCAGGCCAAAAAAACGTGATACCGACAGGAATGTCAATATCCTTGACATCACCATCTGGTCTCTCTATTTCAAATTTTAAATTTACGTCTGGTTGGGTAGTTTTTATATGTTCCCTAAATGCTCTAGAATCTTTAGCTAAAAAATAGTTATCAACAAATTCTCTTACTGATTTTTTTTCAGCATCACCGTTTACTGAGAGAATCATATGTTTTAATCTGGTTGATAATTCAGGTGATGCTAATTTATTTAATTTTTTAAGACCTTTAATTTCGTTATTTATTTTTTTATCATCCCCATGGGTTAATAGTTTATAAGTAATTAAAGTTTCAGAAGTAGGAAGAGTAAAAGAAAATTCATTTTTTCCTTTAGTAAAATCTTTTTCATTAACTTCTTTACTATCTAATTGAGAAAGATCAACTATATGGTCTTCTCCTTCATATGTAAAGCTATAATCTTTACCATAACCTAAAACACGGGCTGCTACCATAATAGCATTTTTATCCCCTACGATTAGATCATTATAATTAATTTTAGTTATAATCAATGCTTTTAATAATTCATCAATTACTGTTCCATTGTTAATATAGTTTTGGTTGGTAAGAATATCTTCTTCTTTAGCCGTCATATACTTCATTTCTATTTTACCACTTGAAAGAGGATTATCCTCAGGGTAAACTAAGCCTTTTGAAGGCAATTCAACCATTTCGGTTGGGAATTTTAATTCACTCATTTATAATAACTTTATTTGTTTGATATAAATATATAATAAAACAAAAAAGACGTACCGAAGTACGTCTTTCTTTATATATTTTGACTTGTATTAGAAATTCAACACACAATAATCAGGTTGTACTGTCATTGCAATTTCAACAGCACCTTCTTCATCATAATTGTAATCACCAAATGATGCATCAGTTATTAAAGCACCTTTAATAATCCATTCTGAGACTACATCACCTACAGGACCCAAGACATTTACTGTCATATCCTTTTTATAGAAATCAGAATAACCATCTCTACCGGTTACTGATTCGTGGTGTAATCTTACCCATTCCATTACTGATTGAGCTCCAGAAGGAGTAATTGCATCAAATAATGTCATTGAGATTGGATCCCATTTGGTTTTACCTTTTACATACCGTTGAACATTAATATGGTTTAATTCAACTGTACCTTGTGTGACTTTTACTGCTCCTAATCCTTTGATAAGGTAAGCGGGGAATCCATCTACATACAAAACAAACCTATTCTTTTGTTTTGGTTCAAACGGGGTGAAAAATATTTCGTTGGGATCTAATACTGCCATTGTCGTGTTTTATTATAAATATTACAATTTCTAATTCTTATTATGCTGGGAACTCAGCTCCTGTTGGCAATACATTGAAATCGAGAATTATGAATTCTGCTGTTCTAGTTGGCTGCAAGAAAATCTGGCCTACCATCTGGTTTCTATCAATTACATCAGGAGTATTGTTTGAAGCGTCCATTACTACCTTAAAGGCGTAAACACCTTGTCTTTGTTGTACACTTTCAAGGTATGGATTTACCTGAGCTAAGAAATTATTTCTTGTTGCTGCCGTATTTTGTTCAAATACTAAAGTATTAGCAACTTGTCCAATATAGCTCTTAAGTGCAATTAATAACCTTCTAACATTTACACGATCAAGTGCTGATGCTTTCTTTTGTAGTGTCTTTTGACCAAATACTACTGTTCCTGTTGCAGGGAAATTAGCAATTGGGTTAACATTACTTTCATATAAAGTATCTCGTTGAGATCTTTGTAATTTTCTTTCTGGTCTGATTACTGTGTCTAATCCACCTCTATTAATACCTGCAGGTGCAAACCATGGTTCGGAAGCATTATCTGTAAATGTGTAAACACCTGGTATTAGTGTTGAAGCTGGTACCCAATTTAATTTTCCTGTGTCAGGATTAATAACTTGACACCAAGGCCAATATGAAGCTGCATAGCTTGAATTAATACCAGCTGCTTGGTTAGTAGTGCCCGTTATAGTAGTATTATATACTGATAAGTCTATTACTGCAATAGCGTCACCTCTGTTTTGAGTATTGGTTATTAATGTGTTTAATACGCCAGTGTGTGCTGATACACCGTGGATCAATCCAGGAGCGGTGATTACGTTGTATTGATATTCATCGTTGTTAGTTAACAAACTAAACGCGTCGCTGTAATCTGTAGCTGCTAACCCTTGAGTATTAGTATTAATTTTTTCATTAAATAATGCTGGGGCTGTTCCTAAAAGATCTCCTGTACCATCTCCAAATGAGCCACTTCCTACTGTAGGGATGGCTTGTTTAAATGCTGTAGAAGCTGCGGAGCCAGTATTATTAAAGAAATTTGGAGTTGGAGTTAATACTTCATCTACGTAAACATAATTACTTTTATTAACAAATGAACCTGTTACTTCAAGATACTTGTTTCCATCAGCATCTGATACTAGGGTTTGGCTTGAATCACCTATTACTTTAGCAATGTAATTATCTTGGAAAGGGTCAAGTGATATACCAGCGTATGTTTCTAGTACAATTTTATCATTAGTTAGGTCATTACCTTGTCTAATTAAAAGATTAAATGTACCTGATCCAGTATCTGCAAATGAGACTTCCCATCTAACATTATCAGAAGTACCTGTTGTTAATTGACCCTCACTTCCTAAAGTACCATCACTATTCATAATAGTACCTTCAGAAATTGTTTTAAGTTTAAAAGCGAATGCAGTTTCATTAGCTATAGAAGCAGTAGCAGATGTAAATGTGCCACTTGTAACTCTAGTTACTAATAAAGTATTACCACCATTTTGGAAATAATTATATGCTGAGTTACCTGTTAGGAAAGAGTAAACTTGACCTCCACTTACAAAAGTAGAACCAAATTTATTTACATATTCACTATAAGAAGTGCATAAAGTAGGGATTTCAACAGGACCTTTAACAGTAGGGCCTACAATTGCAGCTCCTACTTCTACAGGTTGTTGGGTTATGAATGACTGGTCGTTTTCTCTTGTAAATACTCCAGGTGATACTATTTGTTCTGCCATTTTGATATATTATTAAAATATTTTATTCCGTTTTTGTAAACGTTCCTGACTCTAAATCGACAGTTCCGTTTCCATATTTTTGTGTTAATTCTTGTCCAGTTTTTGTTTCTTCTTTTTGCAACTCACCCATAGTTTCCACTAATTGGTCTTTTTGTAACTCCAACAACTGCACTTGATATTCTATTTGACCAAATTGGCCAATAAGAGTTTGTTGTTGGTTTTGTAACTGCTTAATAGAATCTAATTCTTCTTGAGATAACTTAATTTTTTTACTCATTTTTGATAAATATTTAAATTTTGGATTGTAACTATTTGCTATAAATATCAACCTTTTTCTAAAAAAACATTAGATAAAAATATTTGTGTCAGTGTTTTGAGGATTTCGAGTATCAATGGGTTGATTTATTTGAGCTTGATTAAGATCATTTAAGTTTGCTGTAGTTTCTTGTTGAATAACTATTTGAGAATAACTAAAACGTTTTTTATCTACCGTAAGATCTTTTTGTGGGATATCTGGTATAATATATCCTTTTAGGTTTATATCAAATGATGCTCTAACAGTGCGTTCTTGACCTGCACTAACTTCTGTTATTGTAGTAAATGAATCTATATCTGCCTTAAATTTAAATCTTTCAGGATTTCCCCAGTAAGAATTAGCAGCATAATTCATAGCTTCAACAATTTTATTTAATTGTTCTACATAGTAAGTATAAGCTATACAACTGTAGGTAATGTTTACATAATTGGGTACTACTACAGTATTAAATTCTTTAACAGGAACTCTATTATTTAAAATATTAAATTTATCATAAGCATTCTGTTTATTATAGGCTGTTTGAGTGTAAGCTACATTAACAGGATGATTAGCATCTAATTTATTATATAAACCCTTTATAGGAGTTAAAGTATTACGCTTAAACATTATAATGGGAGACATAAGTTTACCCCTTTGATCTCTCATAAACCCATCACGTTGTACTGTTTTCCACCTTTCAGGAGAACCATATACAAGTGGTACTTCTATTCGTTGTCCATTTTGGATTACAAAAGGTTTAATTACATTTACAAAATAGTACATTATAGACTCGTCTATATCTTTAATACCTACTGAAAATGGTTTTGAAGTATCATCTTTAAGGGAATTTTTATTTCCCCTATTAAGTTCTTGTGGTTGGTTTGGATTGCCTCTTGTTGTATCAAAAGGTTCAATTAACCCATTAGCAATTTCTGCTTGAGTTTTAGGTGTTGGTATTCTTCCTTTAGTAGCCATTATAATCTTACTCTTTTAATACCCGGTTTATCTCCAGGAACATAATGTGTTTCGCAAATTATAGAGAAATTCGATCCAAATATCTCTAGTCCTGGGTTTAGTGGGTTGACATTATAAGGGAAATCAGGGTCTTTACCTACAATAAATTGGTTAGCATTAGTATTATCTACTTGATAGTATCCTCCATAATATAAAATTATATCTCCTACTTCAGGTACTACATTAGCATCCTGTAGATCTTCACGTAAAAATCTAAATGTAATAGGCCATTCAAAATCAGGGAGACCCAT